AGGTAATCCAACAGGAGTAAAAACATTAAATAAATATATGGGGCGTAAACCTAAAGCAGGTGAAATGTTTACCCAAATGATTAAAGGTGCTCCTGTAAGTGCTAAAGCAGCTGCTGTGTATAATGATTTAATTAGATTTTGGAAATTAAATCAAAAACACTCTTACATAGCACAAGGTGATAAAATCAAATACATTTATTTAAAACCAAACCCATATCAAATAGACACATTAGGGTTTTTAGATTTTGATTTACCTGAAAAGGTAGTAGAATTTATGGAAAAATATGCTGATAGACAAAAAATATTTGATGCTATACTACTTAATAAATTAGAGGGTTTTTATGATGATTTAGGTTGGTCATTAAATTTAAATCCTTATAAAGATAAGTTTTTTAATTTTAGTTAGGTTATTTTATAAAAAATTATTATATTTAAATATGGTTAATAAGTTAATTTTACAAAGTGTTATAAACAAATATTACCTTGGTGAGGTAGAATCTGTTAAATGGAAAATAAAAGATAAAGTTTTAACAGTAGATTTTATGTCTATAAATAAAGAAGTAATAGGAAATGTTACCCACACTGATATTGACATTGAAGATAGTGATTTAGCAATCTTTGATACTAAAAAACTATTAAACCTAATAAATATCACCTCAGGTGACCTATTAATTACATTAGAAAAAACTAAATCTATATGTACTAAATTATATCTTGCAGATAGTGATTTTAATTTAACTTATGCTTTATCTGATCCTTTACTTATATCTAAACCTGGTACTGTAGATGAAGTAAAATGGGATGCAACTTTGCCTTTAGAAAAAGAACAAGTAGATAATTTAATTAAAGCTAAATCTGCTTTAGCAGGTATAGGAAATATGACTTTATCTCCTGATAAAGATTTAGATGGAGGTGATTTATGTGTTGTTACTTTTGGAGATGAACAAGGCCACAATAATAAAATTGTTTATAATTTATTAGGAGATATAAGACAAGCAGATGTAAGTATCCCCTTTAATTCAGACATGTTTAAAACTATATTAAATGCTAATAAAGATTTAGAAGAAGGGACTTTATATTTAAGTTATCAAGGTTTACTTAAACTAAAATTTAAGTCTGAAAACACTACAAGCACTTATTACATGATTCGTAAAGAAGAAAGTGCTTTTTAATATGTATTAACAAATAACATTGTAGCTAGAGCACAAGTTATATTTTTATAAACCCGAGCAGCTAAGGCGCTCACAATAATTAATGATATGAGTACATTAGAACACACTCCTTTCGATATTTTATTTCGAAATTTTTTCAAAGCAGATGAAGCATTCGCTCCTGCCTTAAATTCAAAACAACCACATCCTTTAAATATCTTTTATGATGACCAAGGTCTTCATTTTGAAATAGCCTGTACTGGATTAACTAAAGAAGATATTAAAATTGATATAGAAGGAAATGAAATTAAAATTCATTACCTTAAAACAGACCCTGAACCAAGTTTAGAGGGTTATATCTATCATGGTTTATCAAAAAAGTCGTTTAGTTTAGGATATAAAATAGCTCCTAAATTTAATATTGACTTAACTGAAGCTAAATTAGAACATGGTTTATTAAATATTTTTATTCCTTTAGTTGAAGAAGCTAAGAAAAAAATTGTAAAAATTAAATAAGTTTTATTAAAAAAGCGTGCTCTAGCGCAATATTTTTTGTACATTTATACGAATAAATTTAAATTTAGTTATGCCAAAAATTCAAAAAAGAGGCCGTCCCTCAAAAGACAATCAATCACAAGACCCAAATTATTGTGTTATTAAAGATCCTTTAATGGAACCTTTTTATATTCAAAAAGATCGTTATAATTATACTGTTATAGAAAAAACTATTTCTACTAGAGGATTTGCAGGTAAAAAAGCAACAGGAAAAGAAGTTGAAAAAGTAGTAGGATATTATTCAAGTTTTGCTAATGCCTTATATAAAATATCTAAACTTAAATTTTATGATGCTAAAGGTGAATATAATTCAATCCAAGAATATATGGAGACTTGGCAAAAATTAAAAAATGGATTAAAATCATTATTAAATAAAATAGAAATATGAAACTAGAAGCATTATTTGACGCTATTATAGTAAAACCAATAGAGGAAGAAGAAACAATGTATGGATCTATTGTTGTACCTGATGCAGGTAAAGATAGAAATGAAAAAGGAGAAGTAATAGCAGTTGGACCTGGATGTGAGTATGCAGGAGTTGGGTTTGTAGAAACCATAGTAAAAGAAGGTGATATTGTTATTTTACCTACAATGGGATTTTCAAAACTTGAATATAAAGGAGAAGAATATTATATTGGAAGAGAAAAAGAAATCCTAGCAAGAATTAAATCAGAAGAAATAGAAGAAAATTTACCGTTTTAAAAATAAATTATGAGTAAAAGTATTGAATTTGGAGCAGAAGCTCGTAAAAAATTAGTCAAAGGAATAGACACTGTAGCTGATGCTGTTATATCAACATTAGGACCAAATGGTAGAAATGTTGTATATGTAGATCAAGGATCTGTCCACTCAACTAAAGATGGAGTCTCAGTAGCTAGACAAATTAATAAATTAGAAGACCCAATTGAAGATTTAGGTGCCCAATTGCTTAAACAAGCAGCTATAAAAACTGCTGACCATGCTGGTGATGGGACAACTACCTCAACTTTACTAGCACGTGAATTAGTAAAAGGTGGTTTAAATCGTTTAAATGATGGAGCTAATGCTGTTGAAATTAAACGAGGTATTGATGCTGGTGTAAAACAAGTACTTGAATCACTTAAAAAGGGATCTGAAAAAATTACATCAGAAGAACAATTACAACAAATAGCTACAGTTTCAGCTAATAATGATGAAGAAGTAGGTAAATTGATTTCTCGAGCAATGGAAAAAGTTGGTAGAGAAGGAGTTGTTTACATTGAGGAATCAAAAACTGATGAAACATATCTTGAAGTAGTTGAAGGTTGTCAATTTGATAGAGGTTATAAATCACCTTATTTTGTTACAAATAACAACACAATGTCAACATTGCTTAAAGATTGTTATGTTTTAATTGCAAATCACAGATTTACACAAGTAAAAGAATTACTTCCTATCCTAGAAGGTGTATCTAATAAAGGTAAATCTCTTTTAGTTATTGCTGAAGACATAGATGGTGAAGCTTTAGCTACACTTATTGTAAATAAAATGAGAGGTACTTTAAAAGTAGCAGCAGTTAAAGCTCCTGACTTTGGAGAACGAAGAAAACTTATCTTAGATGATATAGCTGTATTAACAGGTGGAACTGTATTTGATAAGGAAAAAGGAATGAAACTTGAAAAGTTTAATTGGGAGTGGTTTGGTGAAGCAAAAACAGTAACTGTAACTAAAGAAAAAACTACAATTGTAGATGGTAAAGGTACTGAAGAAGCAATTACTAAAAGAGCTGAAGAATTAGAAGAACAAATTCGTAAAGCAGAAACACCATTTGAAATGGAAAAACTGCAAGAAAGATTATCTAAATTTGTAGGTGGAGTTGCTCTTGTTCATGTTGGTGGAAGTACTGAAACTGAAATGAAAGAAAAAAAAGATAGAGTTGATGATGCCTTACATGCTACACAATGTGCTTTAGCAGATGGTATAGTCCCAGGTGGTGGAATTGCTTTATTATATGCACGTAAAAATATTTTAGATAATATTAATAATCAAGATGATAGATCTGAGGATTTTAAATATGGTCAAAAAATAGTATATGATGCTTGTGGTAAACCATTCGAATGTATTTTAACAAATGCTGGGTACTCTGAAGCAGATGCTAAAATGGTTGAAATGGGTGATTTAAAAAATAAAAAAGGCTTTACAGGATACAACTTAAAAACAAATTCGGTTGTTAATATGAAAAAAGCGGGTATTATTGATCCACATAAAGTTACTAAAAATGCTTTATTAAATGCCTCTTCAATTGCAGGTACAATTTTACTTACAGAATGTACAATTGTAGACAATCCTGAAGAAAGTAAAGACTCACAACCAATGATGGACCCTTCAATGATGATGTAATGCAGACAGAAAAAGTAGAGTATAATGAACTTATCGCAACACGAGTACCCCCTGGAGATCAGTGGGTGCTTGTGGGGGATAAGAAGAAAATTGTTCATAAAACAATAACTGATGCCTTAGAGTCATGGTTTGACCAAAACCAAGAACAAGTTGAGTTCCGTTTAGCACCTTTAGATAGTAAGCTTTATGTAATAAGAAGTGAGGAAAAAGAAATTGTTCCTGAACCAACTAAAAGATATAATATTTACGGGGATCCAATGTAATTGGTCCCCTTTTTTCTATATTTATAACAAAATAATTAAATGGACAATTTTAATTTGAAAAAATATTTAGCTGAAGGTAGGCTAAAAGAAAATTTTGAATTTACTGAAAAGGATGTAGATGAAATGCAAGAAACTGCATTCATTGCAGGATGGAATCTAAGTAAAAAAGGTGGTGATGCTGAATCAGCTTTTAAAATGTGGAATTCAGATTTAATGGAAGACCTAGAGGAACAATATACAGGACAATTTAGAAGCCAATCAGCACAAGATTTAGCAATAGCTAAAGCAAAACTTTCAAATGCAATTCTTGCCCTTGACCCAGACAATATGGAAACAGCAAAATTAGCAGAAGAAACATATCTAATGCTAGGCAATACATTAAAAGCTCATCTTGATGACCTTTTTAATAGATAAAATATGAAATTAACCGACATTTTAAGAGAAGTAGAAGGTGAAGAGGATGGGATGAAACAAGTTAAGGCTCAATACGACCTTGCTATTCAACCTACAGATATACCAGCTGCATTAGACGCTTTAGATAATATAGACAATTATGGTATCTATGCTCAAAACCTCCGTGACCCAAAAGCTATTCAAAAAGCATTTGGACCTTCTATTCCTGCTCAAAAAACAAGAGCAGCTTGGAATGATTGGACAGAAAGGTCTGATGATGCAAAAGGATTTAAGTTAATTGACATTAAAAAACGAGCTCCTGAAGATTATGAAAAAGCAATGGAGCAAGCAAAAGCAGGTTATGAAAAATGGTATGCTGAAGGGAATGATGGGGACGTAGAAGAATACTTATACACATTAGATGGAAAAGAACTTCCAAAAGATTTAATTGGGAGATATGGTAAAAATTATTTTCCTTTAAAAACACCTGATAACTTAAAAAAATACGCTGGTAGATTAGAACAAAATGTTCATTTTATGGTAAAAGGAGATAAAATTATTTTCCCGTTAGAAAACAGTCCTTATAAACCAAAACCCTACCTTCAAAAAGTAATGAAAACAATAATGGATAACTCAGGTTTAGAGTATAACATTATTGATGTAGAAAAAACAGATGATAAAGGAGAAGTAATTAAAAAACCTGAAAAAAAGGTTACACCACCTTTATCTGCAACAGCAGACACTTTAGATAAAGTTGAAAAAATTAGAAGTCAATTTCAAAAAGAAATTGGGGACGTACCAACAGCAAAATACACAACTGAACCTGTTGATGTAGATGGTAAAAGAAAATACAAATTGGTTGTAACAGGAATTTCACCTGACCAAAGACAAAAATTATTAATTAAAAAAGCGTCATTAAAAGAAGGTATAGAATTTGATTTAGATCTACATTTAATGCAAAAAAGAGCAGGATTATGAAACACTCTGAATTAAAACAACTTATTAAAAAAGAAATGCATAATGCATTAAATGAAAATACACAATTCCCAGATACCTCATTAGCAGGTGCTCTTAAAATTCACTTTCAAGTAGCATATGAAAAGGGATTAGAAGCACAACCTGAAGATGGTTATGATTCTTTTGATGAAAAATATTGGAAAAATAATGAGTTTGAAATTAAAGATACAATAAAAAAATGGTTTAGATTTCGTCCCTTAACTGAAGAAAAAAAATATCTAAATGATATGTCTTATGAAGAGTTAATAGCTCATAGAAAAAGAATGGATTTTAAAAAAGCTTCAAGAGAAGAAAAAAAATATGTTAAAGATTTAATTGACAAGAAAAAACCATTAAATGAAGATAAAGGTAATGAGCTAGCTAATAAAGTAATAATGAACTTTAGAAAAGCATTACGTAATTTAAATGATGATGAAGTATATTCATTTAGAGAAAAAATAGCAATGGCTATTGATGCTAATTTAAAATAAAACTTGCCTATTGGTAAAGGTTTTTGTATAATTAGGTTATAAAAATAAGTTATGAAAGACAACACTTTGTTGGTTGAAAAATACCGTCCTACTGATTTAAAATATTATATAGGAAATGAACAAGTTAAAGAAACAATCCAAAAATATCTAGATCAAAACGATATCCAAAACTTTATATTCTATGGACCTGCTGGAACAGGTAAAACAACACTAGCTAAACTTATAGTTAAAAATCTAAACTGCGATCATCTTTACATTAATGCAAGTGATGAAAATGGAATTGATACAATCAGAGAAAAAGTAAAAGGATTCGCTTCTGCTGCCTCTTGGAATGGTATAAAAGTAGTTATTTTAGATGAAGCAGATTTTATCACTATAAATGGACAAGCAGCACTTAGAAATGTAATTGAAACATTTTCCCGTTCAACTCGGTTCATTTTAACGTGTAATTTTATTGAAAGAATAATTGATCCAATACAATCACGTTGTCAAGTACTTAAAATTGTTCCACCATCAAAATCTGTTATTGCAAAACGTTTAGCAAGTATAATGGAGTTAGAAAATATTTCACATAATATTAAAGAAGTAGCTACTATAGTAAATAAAAACTACCCTGATGTTAGAAAAATGTTAAACACAATCCAATTATCTAACAAGGATGGTGAACTTAAAATAGATGAATCTGTTTTAGCTTCAAACAACTACACTAAAGAAGTACTAAAAGAACTTACCCAAACCAAAAACTGGATTAAAATAAGACAAATTATAGCAGATAGTGGTGTAAAAGACTTTGAAGAACTATACCGTTTATTATTTGAATACATTTCAGTATACGCTAAAGATAAGGAAGGATCAATAACTATAATTTTAAATGAACATCTTTTTCAATCAAACTTCCGAATTGATAAAGAGATTAATATAATGTCGGCAATTGCCAAAATAATAGAAACAATTAAATAAATATAAAAATGCAAAACCAAGCACCCCCACAACAACCAAACATCGATTTCGTAAACACTACTTCTGTTGAAGGATTTGATGGTGGTCAATTATTTGGACAAGCGGTAGTAATTCGTAAAGTGTCTAAATTTGTAATGGGATCGGATCAAGATATGCTTGTTCCAATTCCTGTATTCTATGATTTAGAGTCAAAGAAAATTCTTCTTGATTCTATTCCACCTGAAATTAGAGAAGAATATAAAGATATTTCTCTTGAAGACTAAAAAGCAGATAAAAAATATATGGGGGTGGTTAAATGAAATCACCCTCTATAAAACACCTGCTGACTGTTTTACTGATGAATCATGGGATTGTTTTAATTCCTATATGATTCATCGGTTTGTATCTATGAATATAAATTATGTTGAGTTGACTAATTATGTTCAAACTATACCTTACGATAATAAAATACAAACATATAATATTTATAGAGAAATGATCCCAAAAAAGAAAGTTTTTTTAAAATACATAAAAAGTAAGAAAAAATCTCCTAACTCACAACTTGTAGAAATTTTAAGTAAATATTTTCAATGTGGTAAATTCACAGCTGCTAGATACTTAGAAGTAATGAAGAAAAAAGAAACATTAGCAATACTTCATACTATGGGTATTGATGAAAAAGAATCTAAAAAGTTATTAAAAGCATGACAAAAAATAGAGAAATATGGGGAACACCCACTCCATACCAAACTCGTACAATTGAACAAACAGACTCAGTAGTTGATTCAATAATTGATCAATTTGTTGAAAGAGCTAAATTTGGTAAAGAAAAATACAATACAGATTTAGATAGAGAAGATTTAGGTTTACTAGATTGGATAGAGCATGCTAAACAAGAACATATGGATGCTATACTTTATCTTGAAAAAATTGAAAGAACAATAAAGGGTTAATATTTATAATAAAATACTATAAAATGTCAGACGAATTAAAACGAATACAAGAACTAGCAGGAGTACCTGTTAATGAAAAAAAAGAATCTTTAAACGAACACTACGTAGCTGGTGGAATTGTAGGAGTTGGAGCTATTAACCAAATACCACCTCGTGAAAAATCAGATTATGAAATGGCTTTTGAGCACTTCATGACCGAAGGAGAGGAAAAAGAAGAAGTTAAAGAAGAAACTTCTGAACCTCATGGTAATATAGGTGCCCAAACACCTGAAGGAGAAGTATTAGGTTTTCTTGAAGAAGATGAAGTAGAAGAAGCAGTAGGAATTCCTGCTAGTGCAGAAGCTATTAGAAATGAAGTTATAAAAATGATGAATAATCATAGAAGTGATTCTGATTTAGGAGCTGCAATAAGAAAAAAATTCTCAC